AACTGGAATGAAGAGTCTATTTGAAGAACATTATGTAACAATCCCTGAAGAAAAATACGATGTCATCGAGAGCATGGTAGATAAACTTGATGAAATGGAAGGTAAACTCAACGAGCAAATTGAAAAAAATGTTGCTCTAAATAAGAGATTAGCCGAATCGGTATCCGATGTAGTATTTGCAGAAGTAACTGATGGACTTGCCCAAACACAAAAGGACAAGTTGGCGTCTTTAGTAGATAATGTTGAGTTTGAAAGTGAAACAGCATACCGTGAGAAGCTAGGAACGTTGAAGGAATCTTATTTCCCAACAAACAAAGCTCAAAGAAACACAACAGAGAATCTAACAGAAGAGACAGGTTCCACAGATTACACTTCTAGTGTTACTCCATCTATGGAAGCATATCTTAAGACTCTGACTAGAGTTTCTAAAAAATGATTTTTATATCATAAATTCAAACTAAACTTTTAAAAAAGGAAAATTTCAATGCAAGCCCCAATTAATACAGAGGCTTTACAAGAGAAATGGGCACCACTACTAAACGCAGACGGTCAAGATAAAATATCTGACCCTCATCGTAAGATGGTTACAGCAGTTCTCTTGGAAAACCAAGAAAAAGCATTAAGAGAAGAGAGGGAGTTCTTAACAGAGCAACCTACAATGAACACAGACCCATCTGGAACAGGTAATCCTGGTTTTAGTGGATCTGGAGCATCACCAGTCGCAGGTTTCGACCCTGTTCTAATCTCATTGATTAGAAGAGCAATGCCTAACTTAGTGGCATATGACCTTGCTGGTGTACAACCAATGAATGGTCCAACAGGACTTATATTCGCAATGAGATCTCGTCTTGAAGGTCCATCTGGAGATGAGACATTCTACAACGAGGTAGATTCTGCATTCTCTGGTCAGAATGAAGGCAGAACAAACACAGCTGGCATGACAAATGCACAAGTTGGTTTGGGTACAACTGCACAGGCAGGTTCAAACCCAGCTCTACTTGACCCATCAGCTACTACAACTAGTACACAATCCGATATCTACACTGTAGGTCAGGGTATGTCCACATCTGAGTCAGAAAAACTTGATGGCACAGGTGCAGCAGCATTCCATCAGATGGCATTCTCAATCGAGAAAGTCACTGTGACTGCGAAATCCAGAGCACTAAAGGCAGAGTACAGTTTAGAACTTGCTCAAGACCTTAAGGCAATTCACGGATTGAATGCTGAAGCAGAACTAGCAAATATCCTTTCAACAGAGATACTTGCTGAAATCAACAGAGAAGTTATTAGAACAATCTATAACGTTGCCACACCTGGTGCTCAAGTCAATACAGCAACTGCTGGTACATTTGACTTAGACGTTGACTCAAACGGAAGATGGTCAGTTGAGAAGTTCAAAGGTTTGATCTTCCAGATCGAAAGAGATGCTAACGCAATCGCACAGCAAACTCGTCGTGGAAAGGGTAACATGATTATGTGCTCTGCTGACGTTGCTTCTGCACTAACAATGGCTGGTGTACTAGATTACACTCCTGCGTTAAATGCAAACTTAAACGTTGACGACACAGGTAATACATTTGCTGGTGTTCTTGCTGGTAAGTTCAGAGTCTACATTGACCCATATGCTGCAAACGTTGCTGCACAGCAGTACTACGTTGCTGGATATAAAGGTACTTCACCATATGACGCAGGTTTATTCTACTGCCCATATGTTCCATTACAGATGGTAAGAAGTGTCGGAGCAGACAGTTTCCAACCAAAAATTGGATTTAAGACTCGTTACGGAATCGTTGCAAACCCATTTGCTAAAGGTGCAACACTTACAACTCCTGGCGTACTTTCACGTAACTCTAACGTATACTACAGAAGAGTTAAGGTTTCTAACCTAATGTAATTCAGATATTACATATCTTTTCAAAGAGATTCCTTCGGGAGTCTCTTTTTTTGTCTAAATACATATAAAGCTAAAACTACCGATGAAAGCAAGTCCAAGAGAAACTCAACAGGCTCATCAAAATTATAAGAAGGTTTCTGATCATCTTATCCATGAAGGATATGCACAAGATCAAGAATCTGCTGATGATATAATTAAGGGTATGAGTGAAGAGTGGTTTAATCTAATTATAGAAGAGTGAAGAGGTTTGGTCAGTTTCTAAAAGAAGCTCCCACAATGAACACAGACCCATCTGGAACAGGTAATACTGGTTTTAGTGGTTCTGCATCATCACCAGTAGCAGGGTTTGATAAAACTCTATGGAATTATATGGTGACTAATGCTTATCAATCACCTATGGATTTAAGTTATAGGTGGTCTAATATTTTTCCTGTTAAAAAATTATCTCTTGATGATATAGATAATATGGTTGATGCATCTAACGAATTTATAAAAGTAATGAATAAAAGCACATTAACAAAAAGAACTTTCAAAGAGTTCAATGAACTAACAGAAGCAAAGAAATGTCCTGCAGGACAATACTACTGCTTTACAGATAAGAAATGCAAAAAAATCCCAACTGGATATAGAATGGGATATGGTGGACGTTTAGCACCTGATAATCGTTCTGATAGTGGTGATGATGACAGTGGAAATGGTAACGGAAATGGAAATGGTAATGGTAATGGCAACGGTGGAGGCAATGGCAACGGTGGAGGCAATGGTGGCGGAAACGGTGGTGGTGGAAATGGTGGTGGTGGAGGTGAGTAATGGCTAACCCATTTGCTAACCAAATACAAAACCGTAATTTTCTAGCACCAGTTGGATTTAAATTTGTTTTATCAAAATACCCAAAGGTTTCTTTTTTCTCAAACTCTGCTAGAATACCAGAGATATCACTTGGAACTGCTGTTCAACCATCTTATCTAAAAGATATTGACATACCTGGTGAAAAACTAACTTATGGTGATTTAACTATAAGATTTCTTGTTGATGAAAACATGCAGAACTATATGGCAGTACATAATTGGTTGAAGGGTATTGGATTTCCAGAAACTCCACAACAATTTGCTGATCAAACTACAGATGTAGATGGTGTGAGAGATCCATTAGAAGTATTCAGTGATGGTAGTTTACATATTTTAAACAGTAATTTTCAAGATGTTGCAATTGTAAAATTCAATGACTTATTTCCAGTTGGATTAACATCTCTAGAATTTGACGCTACAGAGACCGACATAAACTACTTTACAGCAGAGGTAGTTATGCGTTATACTGTGTATAGTATATTTGATAAGGACGGTAGAACCCGCTTATGAATCTTGACAAAATTCAGGAGATGTGGGAGCGTGATGCGAACATTGACCCTGATAATCTACATAATGAATCTTTAAAAATACCTCAACTTCACTCAAAGTATTATACAGTTTATAATACTATTTCTTTATTGAGAGAAAAGGCAAGAGAATCTTATAATCGCATTCGTTTAGAAAGACATAACTATTACACTGGTAAAGCACCTGCAGAGGTATATGCAGAAGACCCATTTCCGTACAAGGTTAGGGAGAAAGATGCAATACAAAGGCATATGGAAGCAGATGAGAAGTTAAATACAATCGACATGAAGATAAAGTATTATGATGTCACACTTAAATTTCTTGAAGAGATAATTCGCAATATCTCAGGTCGTACATATCAAATTAAAAATGCCATCGAATGGCAGAAGTTTCAATCAGGATTCTAATGATAAGAGAACTAGTAGAACCAAAACATCAATTATTTCATCATCGAGTTAATTCTTGTAGTTATAATTTAGATAGAAATTTTTTATCTAAAACATTAGTAGATAATATGATCCATTATAATGGTATTGGTTTATCTGCAAATCAAATTGGCATCTGGGAAAGAGCATTTGTAATGGTAAGAGATTTGGAACATAACGAAGTAATGGTATGTTTTAATCCTCGCATTATCAAGTCATATACCGAAGAAGTTGAAATGGAAGAAGGTTGTTTATCCTATCCAGATCTTTTCTTAAAGGTTAAAAGACCAGATAAGATTGTTGTAAAATATGAAGATGAGAATAAAAAAACTCATAAGATGAAGTTGCAAGGACTTGCATCTAGAGTATTT